AATCATCGAGATCGAGTACGTGGCTCGTGCGCTGGAGTTGCCGGAGCATGCGCCGTGAACCACTCTGGCCCCGGTCGACGGATTGTTGCCACACGCCCCCCGACCAGGCCATCTGCCGTGCCTGTCGGACACTCTACGCGTGCGCTTTTGAGGCCTACGTGGCGTCGTGTGACATCGGGCCGCACGCGACCGGGGAGTACGCCGTGCGCGAATTGAAGCGGCAGTCGCTGGCCGAAATCCGGGCCTGGCTCCGCGAGCACCGATGACGACCGCCGTTCGCATCCGCTTACCGCAGCCGCACCCGACCCAGGCGCGGATCAAAGCCGAGGCGAAACGGTTCAACGTCGTCGCCCTCGGCCGGCGCGCGGGCAAGTCGACGCTCGCCCAGGACCTGCTCGCTAACACCGCGCTGCACGGCAACCCCGCGGGTTATTTCGCGCCGACGTACAAACTTTTAGCCGAGTTCTGGCGCGACATTCGCACCGTCCTCGAGCCCGTGACCCGCACCAAGTCCGAGCAGGATCACCGGCTCGAGCTGATCAGTGGCGGGGTGGTCGAATGCTGGTCGCTCGACGATCCGAACCCGGCCCGCGGGCGGCGCTACGGGCTGATCGTGCTCGACGAGGCGGCGATGGTTCGCGACCTGCTCGAGATCTGGCAGCTCGCGCTACGGCCGACGCTGACCGATCTCGCCGGCGGCGCGTGGTTCATGTCCACGCCGCGCGGCCTCAACGACTTCTGGTCGCTGTACCAGCAGGGCCAGGACCCGCTCCAGACCGAGTGGGCGTCGTGGCAGATGCCGACCAGCGTGAACCCGTTCATTCAGGCTAGCGAGCTCGCTGCGGCGAAACTCGAGCTGCCCGAGCGGGCCTGGAGCCAGGAGTACGAGGCCGCCTTTCTGCAAATCGAGGGCGGCGGGGTGTTCCGCGGCGTCACCGCGGTCGCGCGGCTTGAGCCCACGCCGCCGCAGCGCGGGCACCAGTACGTGATCGGTGTCGACTGGGGGCGGGTCAATGACTTCACGGCAATCTCCGTGATTGATGCCAGCACACTCGAGCAGGTCGCCCTCGATCGCTTCAGTGAGATTGACTACGAGCTGCAGACCGAACGCCTGCACCGCTGGTGCGACGCGTACCACCCGGTCCTGGTGGTGGCCGAGCAGAACAGCATGGGCCGGCCGCTCGTCGAACGATTACAGACCGGTTACGCGCGGTTACTCGATGAGCCGCGGCGGGCACTGCCGGTGTGGGCCTGGGACGCGACCAATGCCAGCAAGGCGGCGCTCGTGCAGGCTCTCGGGCTGGCGATCGAGCGGGGCGACCTGACGCTGCTCGACGATCCGGTGCAGACGGCCGAGCTGCTCGGCTACGAGGCGAGTGTGCTGCCGTCGGGGATGATCCGCTACGGCGCACCGCCGGGGCAGCATGACGACACGGTCATCGCGTTGGGACTGGCGTATCTCGGAGCGCAGCGCGAGCAGGGTCCGCCGGCACGGTCGACGTATGGCTTCGGGCAGCGCAACGGGCACGCGCGGCGCAGCAGCTACGCACTCGAGCACTGATGAAAAAGCGACCATTGCCAATCAAGCCCGGGGAGCCATTGATGAATGTCTGGCCCGACCTCGCGCAGCGGCTGAACGTCAGTCGATTCATGGCGTGGAAGCTTGTTCGATCAGGCGAGGTCGGAAGCTTGAGGATTGGGGATCGGCGCCTGGTCCCAGCGTCTTGGGTCGAGGCGTATCTGGCGCAGCAAGCGGCAGTCGTCATCAACGCGCCGGTGGCGGTGAAGGTCCCGTGTCCGCAGTGCGGGAGGTGCTGTACCCCGAGCGGTCTAAGGGTCCACTGGGGCAGAATGCACCGCTAGCCGGCCCGACCCAGTACCCGTTGCAACCCAGTAGTACACTCGCCGCGTGGCCATCGACCGCGAGCGCGACCTGAAGGCCCCGGACAGTACCTACCTGCTGGCGCTGCAGACCGAGCTCCAGGACTCGTACAAGACCCAGGACGACGACATCGACGAGATGCGCGCGGTCCGCGAGATGCGCGTGCCAGCCATGCAGGGCACCGATCCGGCGTACCAGATGGTGTCGGTCGACCCGCGCGACCCCGACATCACCGAGGAAGCCTTCCAGCAGACCGCCATCCTGACGCTCGAGCGCCCCAAGCTCAGCATCGTCGGCGGCGAGGGCGACACGGCGCAGACCGTGGCGTCGAAGCTCGAGCACTGGACGGAGGAGACGCTCTGGCAGTGCGGCACGCGCGAGCCCGGCATGGACACGATGACGCAGGTCACCGACGCGTGCCTGAACGATGGCGGCGCGTGGAGCAAACTGCTGTGGGCGGGCGACCTGTGGCAGCACCGCTACGCGATCCCGTCACCCACCTCGAGCGACTCGGGCGACGCGTGGCAGCAGTACGACAAGCTGACCGAGGACGCCAAGAAGAAGGCCGGGCCGCCCTTCGCGTGGCTGTACGTCGACCCGCGGAACATCTATCCGCAACGCTCAGGCGGGGTGCTCGACGAGGTCCTCGAGGTCAGCGAGATGACGATGCGCTCGGCGTTCAGAAAGTACCGACTGAGTCGCGATACGGACGGCAACATCGTGCCCGAGGAACTCGGCGAGCCGATGTCGGGCACCGACCACACGCGCAACCCGCTGACGAAAGTGTCCTTCCTCGAGCACTGGGACCGCACCTACGTCAGCTACGCGGTCGTCGGCCGCAACCATAGCCAGGAGCCGACGGGGTACATCGTCAAGCAGTTCAAGCATCGCTACCCGTTCGGGGTCCCGTACGACTACGCGCCGGGGCTGACGATGAACTACTGGCGCAATCGAAAGGTGGGCTGGGGCATTGGCCGAACCAAATTGTGGCTGGTCAAGTACCGCCAGTATCTGCGGGCGATGCATGCCCAGTACGTGGCGCGCGACCTGCTCTCCCCGCTGGTCAGCTACGGCGACAGTCCGGCGGCGGCAGTTGGCACAGGTGACGGCCTCCCGCGCGAGAACACCGACATGGCGCTCCATCCGGGCGAGATTCTGAACCTGCCGCCCGGACGCCAGTTGCAGCGGATCGAGTACGCCGACGCCTCGACGCTCGAGAAGCACATGGGCCTGATCGACCAGGCGATCCGCGACCTCGAGTCGCCGCGGGTGACGACGCTGTCGGGCATGGAGGGCGCGGGGTTCGCCATCTCCCAGATCCTGAGCTTCACGCGGACGCGCGTCGGGCCCATCCGCCACGGCCTCGAGGCCTTGCTCGACGGGCAGACCGACAAGTTGTGGAGCCTGGTCCGCGAGCGAGCGGGGGAAAAGGTGTGGGTCTTCTACGGCGGCGGCGAGGTCGGCTCGAAGAAGGCCGCGACCGAGTTCATCGGCTTCGGGCCGAAGGACCTCGAGCGGCCGATGCACGTCCACTGGGAGGTGCAGGCGCAGCTCCCGACCGACGAGATGATCCAGGCCCGCTACGCCCACGAGCGGCTCGCCGCGGGGACCTACGGCCGCGACGAGGCCGTGACCTACCTCGGTGACAACCCCGACGAGATCCGGCGGTCGCGGGCGCGGGACGAGATTCGCGAGAGCCCGGCGTACAAGCAGCTCCTGCAAGCCAATATCTTCATGCTGGCCGGTCGCGGCGACCTGCTGCAGAAGGCGCAGGAGATGGAGCAGCGGGCGGCCGAGGGTCAGCTCGCGCAGGCTGGACTGCCGCCGGGTGGTGGGCCCGCGGGGCAGCAGCCGCAACCGGGCGTGTTCGAGGGCGGCGGGCCGGGCATGGGCGCCGTGCCCGACATGGGGGCGTTGGCCGCGGCACCCAATGGGGCCGGGGTGAACCCGCCAGCCTATCCGGCCGTCGTCCAGGGTGCGCAGGGGCCCTAGATGGCCGATGCGCGGCGCAACGAGATCCTCCAGCTCCAGGCTGAGATCCGCCAGGAGATCGAGGGCGACGCGCCGGAGATTGCGGCGATGGTGTTCGGCGGCGTCAAGGATCAGCCCGACCTGGTCGGCGTGCCTAACTCGCGACTCGACGACCTGTACCGCCAGGCATACCTGAAGAACGATCGCGAGTTCCTGATCCGCGAGGCGCACCGCGACCCGCTGCAGTTCGAAAAGGTGACGGACCGGCTCGGCGTGGTGATCCCGCCGAAGCCGCCGACCCAGGCGCCAGTGCCTGTGCCGCCGCCCAGCGCACCGCCCGTGCCACTGGCGTTGCCGCCACCGCAACCCGTGCTGCCCACGGTGCCCCCACCCAGCGCCCCGCTACCCAT